TGGTCTAGTCATTATACCATAGCGTAAAGCATCATACAAGTGATCTTCTGCTTTGGTGTCTACATCTTCTGGATTCTTTTTGTCCAGTGGGATGCTTGGTATCTGTGCAATGGTATTCACACAGTTATCCATAAATACCAACATAGGCTTTTCAGTAAACTCATCTACCTTCAAACGTCTATGTATTTCGTTTTTACCTGCGATACGTGAGCCTCGTGAACGATCTGAAGGACGCCATCGACAACCTTTCATAATCATTTGTTCAGCTAATGAAGGCCCAGTATCGCCACGGTTGTGCCACAGAGATGAGTCTAGCACACCGTATCTCATACCGCCATCTTTTGCTTCAGCCTCTAATATCATATCAGCTAAATCATTAGCTGTGACTTTAGAAACATACATCTCACGATATACTATTAGCTGTTCATCAGGAGCAATAGTAAACCAAAGAACCCCAGTATAACTGCCATACCCATAATCACATGCCCTAAAACGTACCCACGAGTCAGGAACTTCAAACTGTTCGATAACGTGGGCAGTTCTGTCAAATTCGGGAAAGGCTGCTCCTTCGTTGATATCCCAGTTTCCTTCGAGGAGTTGCTTCCTCTGATGCTCTGGTAGTGATAGGAGCATGGCTTCATAGTCACCCTCTTCGGCAAGGTATGGATTATCGAAGAGTGACGCAGGAATAAACCTACGCTTAAATAGAGGCTGGCCTTCCTTGCTGTGTCCTTTAGGGAATGTAATTGTTTTGCCAGTTTCAATTTCAGTTGCCCAAAAAGCCTTACCTGCAGGTGCAGGATCAATAAACATTTTCTTTACCCAAGCATGTCCAGCACCACCTGGGTTTGTTGTAGCTCTCATGTAAAGTCCTAGTTCTTTACCGTGAGCACTACGAAGACGTGATCTCATATAATCCCAAGCGTAAGGTGTAGGCCATTGAGTAAGTTCGTCAAATCCAATCCAGTTAAATGCTTGTCCTTGATACCTAGTAACATCCGTATCCTTATCAAGGTAAGACATCCACAGTCTTCCACCTTTAGGAGATACCCATTGAGACTTACGCTCTGACCATTTGATTCCTGGTACGGCACGTGGATATAACTCCTGTGACTTTTGTATAAGTTCCCTTAGTTCTTCAGTTGTATGTCGTACAAGGAGTCCAGAGAAGTTAGGATCATTTAAGCCGTGTAGTGGATCTGCAAGCATAGCATAGGATTTGCCACCACCAGCAGCCCCTCCGTACAGAACTTCTCGTTCAGAAGAACTCAAGAAAGTTGTTTGTGGACCCTCGTTAGGTTTGAATACAACCTTCTGTGCTTCTTCTACGTCATACTCAGGTGCTACTACCTGCGCTGGAATCTGGGGGGTTTCGATTTCCGCTGGCTTCTGAGTATGCTCCGACTCCTTGCTTTTCGAGCTTCTCGATTTGCGAGAGCGTTTCTTCGAGCCACTTGGCAAGCTTGCGCTTAATTGCATATGCTTTTCTACGTTTTTGCTCAACTTCTATTCTCTTTTTTAGACCCATGTGTGATATGTATCGGCCTGTTTCTTGACTCAACCAATGTGCTACTGCTCTGTAACTATACTGCTTGAGGTGCTGTTTTGCAAGCTCTAACGCTTCTAGCTCATGTTCAATAGGAACAAGTAGCTTATCGTTTTCTGGGTGCACTTCATAGCCAAAGGGAACTTTAACAGTTGTCCTTACTATTACGTGCCATTCTTTGTTGTGGTTCTTGGGAGGCAGAGGTAGCTGCCAGAATCCCAATTCTCTTTGAGGTATTATTCGTTTTCACCTTCTTTTGGTGGTAAATAGAAAATGCCACCACCGCTGGTAACATCTACTTTGTCTACTTTACCAAGACCTGCTCTGTCAAGCACATCTTTGGCGGCTATCATTTTTTCTTTGATACCCAACTGAGTGGGATCTTGCAGAGCGCCCATAAGTGCGAAAGCAGCTTTCGGGGCAGTCCGAGCAAAGTAAGTCCTAGTTTTTTCAGCGATTTCATCTTTTAAAGCCTCCACTATTGCTGTTGTGCTGGAGTTGTCACCATAGCCAGCTAACTTCTTAGCAGCTACAACATCGCCTCCAGCATCATCAAATAATACATCCAAGAACCTTTGTTGTCTTTCAGTTAATGTCCTTGCCATAAATTGCGTTCCTTATTTCTGATCTACCTATTCCTAGATCATTTAGTTCTCTGTCAGACAGCATGTGTAGCATTCTAAAGTCTGCACGTTTTTGTTGTCTGATTACGTGGTTAGCCCACATCTTTTTTAAAAAATGTTTCATGTACTTTCTCCTTGTTTGTACAAGGGTAGTTATACACAAATGTTAGCGCTATAGTACTGCTAAGTTGGAATAGCCGTTATGCTATTTAATCAGACTTTAAAATCCTGCCCTCTTTTTAGTTTGAGATCTTTGACCTCTACTATTTTTACCACGCACAAGTCTATTCATGAAGTTTCTAGTTACAGGATTTTTTCTATTAAGGATACCTCTACTTTTAAAGTCTGGTGCTGGACGTCTAACTTTTGTTCCAGAACCTGGAGCTTTTACCGCAGGATTTTTTCTACGACCAGTCCTATTTAATGTTTTAGTAATCCTAGGAGTTCCAGGAGGTTTAGGTCTACGTGGAGTAACTGTTAAACCTGTTCGAGATCCTCTTGGTCTTTCGGTAGCCTTTTCCTTTTTAACCTGACCTTCTCTTGCCTTTTTGAGTGCGACTTCTCGCAGCTTTAGTGCTGCAGCTTTATCCTTTGCAGATAGTCTTTTTCCTGTTGTTTTTGTAACTTTTCTGCCTATACCAACGCCTGGTTTGCCAGGTGGAGTCCTAACATTTTTTCTGTCAAGTCTTTTTTCTTCTCGTCTTTTTCTTTTATAGTCTGCTGCTCGTCTTTTTAGACGATCCATTCTACTTTTTTCACGTTGAATATCTTCTTTACTAGGTCTAATAAAGTTACCGTCTTTATCTCTTCTGATTACTAAGCTCATATTGGTATTCCTCTTATCTTGTTAAATTAAAAAATTCTTTAGCCGAAACTAGTACTTGACATCCTCCACTTGCAGCATCGTGACAAACTAGTTTATCGCCAGCATGTAAATGTAATACATCTCCATCTATTACTTTGTACACATCATTAGCTGTTATTGTTTTAGTATTTATTACATTACTATAACCTTGACTACTTGCATGATACCATTGAATAGTCATAGTTTTATTAGAACTAGCGCCATTGATTACTTGTAAAAGATCTATTTCAGCATCAAATGCAGGAGGAACTGTATACAATACATCACCACTAGCACCGCCAGAAGTGGCAGTTACTGTTAGTCCTTTTGTTATAGTATTGTATTCTCGTGACATTTACTTGATGCCTTTCATAGGTCTTGCTGGTCCAGCTAAGAAACCGCCTCTAGCGTAACCCTTTTTCTTCATGCCTCCTTTGGCATATCCTTTTTTCATCATGCCACCTTTAGCCATGTAACCCATTTTGTTTCTGACTGCTTTTGGTAACTTCTTCAAACCTTTTTGATCAGCAGAAGGTTTCTTCATTGCGCCACCCATTGCGTAGCCTTTTTTCTTCATACCACCTTTGGCATAACCTTTTTTCTTCATGCCACCTTTGGCGTAACCTTTTTTCTTCATCATTGATACTCTTTATCCTCGCTATATAGATTATTGAAAACTCGTTGCGTATCCCATACGTAGTCTACGTTTTCTTTGGAGTTAAACATATGTTGATTAGGCTTGAAGTCAGGTGCACCTTCACCAGTTTCAAACCACGCTGGGTGAGTTACTCTCACTCTATTATTGGGTAACGCAACTATGTTACCAGTATAATCTCCTGCATCTAAAAGCTCTAATACATGAGACTGTTTGTGTTGCGCTGGATCATCAGCGACTTCATTGTCTGTATAGTCTACCGTGAAGTAATACTTTGCTGGGTAGAACTCACCATCTACTTTGGCTATCCAAGGCGCTGGACTTGCTCTCTCTAATTTATACACTGAGTGTGTATGAGACATACAATCCCAAGGCTGTGCTAAATATGGTGGTAACTCATTAGGCCATTGTTCCAACGGTGTATCAGCTACTAGTGCGGTCAGTGGCAATCTAGCCCACATAGCACCACCATGTACATTTTGTGAATCATCTTCGTCTGACTCACACCCAGTGAATATTACTTGAAAGCTTAGTGTTCTGTTTGGCATTGTAGTAACGCCAATCACCATAGCATGTAAAAACTCACCGTGGTATTCTTCTAAATTTTTTGTGTACTCTCTGCGTACCCACGCTTTGAAGTACGGTATACTACTTGTTAGAAACGCCATTTATTTTCCTTTACTGCGTTTCCTCCCTGATGCGGTTACAGACCATTTTACTTTTGCTGGTCCAGTCTTCTTTGCTGCTTCGGCTTTACTTATTCTACCTGCAACCTTTGCTGGTCTACAAGCAGGGTATGGTCTGTTCTTGTCCTTGCCCCCAGAACGCC